CACCCTCTACTATAAGTCCTGCAAACTTTAGAGGTTTTAATTGATTCTTTACATCACTTTCTCCATCATATAACTCTCTTGTCGATCTAATTAGTTGTCTCTCTTTTACTAGAGAATCAAGACCTTCTCTTTCTAAAACTATAAACCATGGATCATGACCACCCACTGCTTTCAAAGCATTGATAACCCATACTTCAGGACCTTGTGTTACAGCAGTTGATAGTTGACTAAACTTTGTATTAGGTTTTCTTTGACCTGTTTTATCAGGAAAATTATAAACTGCGATTGTAATTTGTGGTTGCCCTAATTCAGGTATCAACTCTAATCTTTTCATAGTGTCAGTTTCCATAGTATAAGGTGTTTCACCTTGATAGAAACCTTCAGGTGGTGTAGTTGTTGCACAACCTGATAAAAAACAAAACAAGAATATTGCTGCTGCTATTTGTGGGAATGTAAAGTCCATATTTTTAAAAGTTAAAGTCACCTATTGGCACAGACATGGTAGTCGTTGTGCCATCTGGTTGTGTGATTGTTAATGTAATAACTTCTGTTGTTGTATCTTTGACCCAATATATTGTAGAGCCTTCTACTTCAGCTGTGCCAGATGTTGGACAAGTGCCTGAACATTCCTCACCAAACATATTATCAACCAACTGTTTAGATAAGTTAGCATAAATTCTACTCTCAACATTTTTAATAAATTTATTGATCGTAGTATTATTTTCATCACGCTTAGCAGCTGCGTCAGCAGACTTTTGATCGTCTTTGATTTTGTTCTCTCTACTATATCTTAGTTGCTCAAGTGATAGAACATGAGTAGAATAACCATTACCTGAAAATGATGGATTGCTGAACTCTTGTACTAATTCACTTGCGATACTAGGTGTCGAAAGCACATAACAAAATAGACCTAGCACCATAACTTTTAGTGCTTTCATACCCAATATTTATAATAAGATGTAATCGAATATCGCTGCTGTGATGAATATTAGAGTGAATGTCGCACCTATAATAATGCCACTAGTTGAGAGACTTTTTAGATACTCTCTTTGAACTTCTTGATCTGTTATTTTTATTCTTTTCATTTTCTTGCATTTCTAAAACTGTGTTTAATTTAGACCTTAACCTGATAAGATCATTGTCAAGCATTCGTATTCTATCTAGTAAACCTATCAAAGCAGTATTTGCTTGACTTAATTTTGTCTTGATATTTTCTGTGGTAAACTTATATATGAAGTATATGAAATACCCCATAGCGATAGCTGCCAAAGTGGCGAAGCCATATTGATTGATAATGTCAACAATATCCATAATTACTTAATCTTTTCTTGCGTCTGTCTTTCCGTCTGCTCTAGCAATTCTATCTTCATCTTGTCTTAAATCTAAAGCGTCTGATATCTGAACATCTAATTTTATCATGTCGTTGTTCATAGTTTTGATACGATTATCAAGACCCATGATGATACCATGAATACTATTTACTTGACCGATTACTGATTCTAAAATATATTTGAGAATGATATAGATGAAAACACCCATAGCACTAGAAGCTGCTACAGGTAATCCAAACTCTTTTAATAGTATAAAAAATAAATCCATAATATAAACTATTTATACGCTAAAAAAAAGGGGTGCCGAAACACCCCTCTTATAATATTTTAATATAATCTATTTCTTCGTGTATATTGAATATAAAACCCAAACAGCAACTAAACCAACTAGACCCTGAGCACTAAACCCAGCGATAATTGATTGTACATTTGCTATTACACTTATATCAGGCCAGAAAGGTACATTTTGTCCACTAAATAAAACTTCAAGTACGATACCTAAAGCAATAAGTGAAACACCTACATCTGCTAATGCAGCTGCCCAACCCTTTATTTTACTAATAATTTCCATATATAGTCTCCTTTATATGATTTGATATCTCAAACTATTCATAGTATAATAGTATTATTTATATAAAAAAGGGGTTAGGACAGAATATCCTAACCCCTACATAAAGAAACAGGTGGAGAGATTAATCTTCCTCTGCTAATTTTGAGAAGTAATCTAGTGTATCATCACCATCATCTTCTTCATCTTGAGCAACCGAAGTATCTGCTGTTTCGTTTACTACTGGTTTACTAACTGTTGGTGATGTAGGTGGGTCCATAACATCTTCAGCTGTACCAGTATTCCTGACACCACTTAAAACTTTATCAAGTTTCGCTTTTAACTCATCATAAGATTTAAAGTTTTCAGGTGCAAGAAATGGTTTTAATGGATACTGTTTGTTCCATAATTCTTCTATAGCCTCATCATTGTCTTTGATAGTAGATGGACTATCGAACTCTGATTTATCATAATTCCAGTAACCGTCAACTTTTCTGATTTTTAGTTTAAAGTTTGCACCTTCCCAAAAATCAAATGGGTTGATAGGTTTCTCATCTTCAAATTCAGGTTTCATCGCCTCAGTAATCTTATCAAATATCTTTTTACCGAACTTGAATAATTTTACTTGACCTTCATTCTCAGGATGTTTAGGATCACTAACGATCAAAACATTTGCAATATAAGATAGTTTTCTTTTTCTCTTTCTTGCAATCTCTTTGTCAGCGTCAACACCAGAGTTCCAAAGTAAACTGTTTGATTCACTAACTGGATCTTTCTTGTTAAGTGTTGTTAAACTATTCTCAATATACCAGCCACCAGGACCTTGAAATGCGTGTGACCATAGTCTTGCCCATGGTAAATCTTCATCTTTTACAGCAGGTAAAAAACGAAATACTGCATAACCATTACCTGATTTATCTAGTTCTGGTTTCCAGAATCTATCATCTTGATATGAGTTTGATTGTTTTTGAGGTTCTGCGACTTTGTTTAGTTCGCCTATGAGTGTGTCTAGATTAGACTTCGACCTTTTTAAGGCCGCAATACTTGTATTCATATTTTTTCTCCGTATGTTAATTGTATGTTATTGTATATATTTTTGTCTGTATAAATCGACATAATTATTTATAATGCGAAATAGGTGGGACTAGGATTTACCCACAAGTGAGAGACCGGATACCATTCCTATCACCCCCACAACCTGCCCTACTATGCCTAGTATGTGATTCACAGTTGGTAAGACTACAAACCTGGGTGCAACCCCTGGACAGTCAAGTTCGACCCTCTGGTGAAAGCCTCTTCCTTGCACTATAAAAAGAAAGTAATTAATTTTCTTTTGCATTATCTGTATTATAACACATTTGTTGACCCTTGTCAAGCTGTGCTACAAAATTTTTACAAACTTCTATCATAATCGGTAAACCATCACCATCGGTAAACTCTTTCCAAAGTGTACCTTCATGTTCGTATCCACAGTTTTGGCATACATTGGACATTATACTGGTTTTACCAATACTTTCGGTAGTATATCACAATTATATGATAATGTTCTTCTCATTTGCTCTGTTTGTCTAAATGGATAAACAGCATGAACCAATGTATATGGGAATATAAAGAAGTCTCCTACTTTTGGACTTATTCTCATTTGAGACATTGATAATGAATGTTGATTACCACCGATAAATTCTAAATGACCATTTGCAGGTTCATGATTGTTTGTATATTCTTCGCCATAAGTATCTGGCACTTTTAAAAATAAAACTGATGATAGACCAACTAAACTATTTTTACTAGAATGAAAGTGAGCAGGATTATATTCACCTGCATACATATCATTTACCCAAACATTATCTAAAGATAATTGATGTGTATTTACTAATACTGAACCTGATCTTTTCATATACTCTTGAAAACACATCATGAAAGTACCTTTTATGTCATCATTTAAAATAGGATTCAGTAGTTTCTCTTTTTTAATTTTACCTGCAAGTTGAGGATTCCAGTCAGGCATACTATCGCCTCTCTCATCAATCGCCTTGTTTACAGCTTCAATAAAATGTTCAGGCATTTCTAATTTAAGAATTATCTCACCTAGTGTAAATACTTGTGTCTTTACTTGTTTACCTTCTTCACTCATTATATCTCCTTCATTTTATCT